CTTGCCAACGATAATATCGTTAGTTTCAACGTCGGTTTCTTTATCGAGCAGCATCCGCCATTCCTTTTGTGTTATGGCGCTCCAATCGTACTCAATCTTTGCTCCGTTAGAAAGTTCGACCATCGTTAGCTCCAAGCTCCGTTACTCTGGAAGGTGCAATTGACAGTCACTACGTCCGCATAAGGAGTGTCGAATGTTGCCCCCATCGAAATCGCCGTGTAGGCTTTGCTCAACTTGCCAGTCGCCGTGCCTTCTGGTGCTACGGTCAAAGTGCCCTGCACTCCGGCTGCCAATGCCGCATATAAAGCAGTTCCTGCCGATCCAGCAGGAAACAGCCCGGAATAGTCAATGGTCGCGCTTTTGATGGTAGGAATGTAGGTTTTGTGAGTGTCAGACCCAGCGGTTGTTTCGGCTGTATCCGTGTTTTCCTTGATTGAGACGCTGCGATAATCGCCAGACAGATTGATAGTTCCAGCGCTTGATGCCCAATTAATATAAGCATCTTTTCCAGTAATGTTATTTTCAGCCATTGTGTTTTATCCTCCGATAAATGATTAATCCAGTCTCACGCGGTAATAAGCCCCGCAAGACCATGTTGATTTGCCCGCATCGTCGATTTCGGGCAGTACGATTGACTCTTCGCGTGCCAGCCAATAATTATTCCAGCCGGTCATGCTCAAAGTTGTTTCCAATAATTCAGCCGCATAGCCGTCCAGCGTTGCCGCCTGCTTTGCGGTGGCAGCATAAGCGCGCACATATATAACCGCGTTCACGCTCTCGTTTGGGGTCATGTTCTCGTGACCGCCTGCCACATAGCTCCATATCACATACGGCAGCGCCTTGCCTTCCGGCGCTACGCCGTGATAGATACAAGTGCCACCGAGCGCGGTAGTAAGCGCCGTTCCAGTGGACAGTTTAGAATAAATAGCCGTGTTCAATGCGTTAATGTGTGAGGTCATTTCTGAATCAGATCATCCTTAATCCGCTGCTCAAGCAGCTTTGCTTCAGCTTCAACCGCAGGGGTTAGATAAGGCTGTGCCGCCATTTTATAAGTGCCAAGTTCCACATAAGCGGCGTATTCCTGATTAAACTCAACGGTGGAAGATCCGCGCCCATCTGTTACCTGGCTGTTATTCCGCAGCGCACCCGTCCGAATTGGCGCGCGCATGCGGGCTTCCCCAAGAATATGTGCAGCAGCCGCCCTGATAATCTTGTCGCGGTTGCCTGGCAACTTTGCGATAATCTCGTCCAGCTTCTTGGTGTCTACTCTTACGCTAACGCTCATTCGACCCGCTCCAGTTCAGCACGCCTAACCACGTCCCAGCTCTGCTTATCATTCACGCTCAATACCGACCAGATGTAAGCGCCAATCTGGATTCGGTTCTTCGTGCTGATTGTTGTGGTATAAGGCAAGCTCAATACCGCCTTGCTGTAAGACTGGATTGCGCCGCCGGTCACCTTTTCAGAACCGGAACGGTAGTCAATCCTGCAATTCACATTTGCAGTCGCCGTGCCCCACGTTTCAGCCATTCCACCTTCACCGTCCGATGTATAAGCCACGCTCAAAATGTCGCAGGTATCAGGCATCAAGTCTTCAATGTCAGCCCGCATTTGAGCCAACTCTTTTACGGTCAACGCAATGCTCATAGGTCGTCCCTCACAATTCTGGACGTTTGCACGCCCTCGCTTGCGCTCCTGCTCTGGAAGTATTGCGACATATTGAGATATTGTTGCGCCTGTTGGCTGCGCTTGACGGAATGCCCGTCGGTCGAGAAGTCAACCAGCCCTGCCACGTGTGACGCTTTCATTCGCCAGATGTCAGCAGCAGCCGCGTAAAGGTCGTAAGCAAATCCGCTCCAGTAGAATGACTTGCCGCTTTGGTCTGTCGAGAATGTGACAATACCGCGCGTGTAATCCGCTGTGTAACCGCTTACCGTGCCAGAAACATCCTCGACTTTGAAAACAGCCGTGCCGCTTTCAACGTTAGCCACACCCAGCAGGTATCGCTTGTACACAGACGAACCGCTCTCGTAAGTCGGTTGCGCGTCCATCAACTCGTGGATATATTCCTGCTTATGTCGGTCAAGTACGCGCTGGATTTCATCATCACTCCAATAGGTGACGATAGACGAGTCGGTCGAAACTTCCCATTCGTCAGGGGCGGCGTTGGCAAACCCGCGTACCGTGTCAATTAGTGTCTGCATTCCTGTTCGTGCCATTATTCCTCCATCCACTTCAGGGCATCTTGTGCCCAAACCGCCATTACTTCGGTTTTGTTGCTATAACAAGCCGCAATGTGATTGATACGCGCCGGATGCACCGCCCATTGGTCTACCTGCGTAGAATTCCACCAATTTTCAAGCCTGTGAGTGTGAGCGTACAATTCATTCGGTATCGCAGGGATAACAGGATAAGCAGGATCAAAGCCCATCAAATCTATAACCGCCGCGTTTTCCCACCATCGGTGCTGATTGTACTCCGTCAAATCCCACGCTTGTTGCAGGTAAGGCAACATTGCTTTCCTAACCAGCCAAACGCCCAAATTCGGCGATTCGCCCTCATACGTTTTGTGAATAACAACCGCTTGCCATGCTTCCGCAGGCACATTCATATCCTCGCGTCCGTCCACAATCACCGTGTCAGAATCAAGCCACAATACTTCGTCGTAGTCAGCCAGCAATGTTTGCAACATCGGGATTTTGTACCAAGCCGGTGGTCGTTCTGAATCAACAAACGTTGAAGTGAACAGGTCGTACCCGTGCCGTTTCGCAAACGCTTTGAATGACGGTAACGCAATATTCAGCATCGGTTCACACTTGCCTACTCCGAAGGTGGCAATGGCACGTTTCATTCGCTATCCTTTTTCAGAATGTAAAACCAGTTTGCACCTGCATCTCGCGGCTCAACGTGTTCTTGAATCCACCATTTGTTCGATTTTTGGTAGTAGTACCATCCGTAGTTTTTGTGCCATTCAGTACGCTTATCCCAGTATGAAAAGGTCTCAGGATGAAAGAATGTCCGATGTGTTGGGTCTCGATGGCTACTTTCGTGATCCCAAGCGGGTAAACGTAATACCAGTTGCCCACCTGGCTTCAATATCCGCCAGCATTCGTCAAGCCATTCGTAGACTTCGCATTTTATGTGTTCCATAACGTCAAGCGCGATGATTTTGTCAAACTCTTCATCGCCCCAAATCCAGGGCATTATGTCCAAATTCCACACTACGTCCACAAAATCGGAATGCTTTTCCTTGTCGTGGTTGATTGCGCCTTCTATCGGTCTGATTCCGCAGCCTAATTGAAGTGTGCTCATGCTTTTACCACCTGCTCGAAACTAACAGAGCCTTTATTGTTGATAATCTGCTCCATCTCTTTCAGCACCGGCTTCCAGTATTGGCGTGTCACGTCATCGGCATCGTAAGGCAGTGCGCCTCGTCGTGCCTGATTGCGCAAGTCGTAATCACCCTTCGCTGCGTATGCTTGTTCCAATCGGTCGTAGATTGCCGCTGTGGTTGCCTGCCATTGGAACGCGTCAAAGAAGTCGTGATAGACCGGTAACGCCTCTGCTTTGTCAACCTTCCAACCTGCAAAACATAACTCGCTCATCGAAGTCCAGTCGCCAACAATCACCGGTGTTCCGCAAGCCTGCGCTTCCAGAATCGGAATACCAAACCCTTCGCCTAATGCCACGTTAGTCAACACATCCATCCCGTTGTAAGCGTCAACCATGTACTCGTCAGGGAAGCCAAGTCCGTAATGGTATGGATCGCAGAATATTACGTCTTCACCAAGTTTCAACCCCATTCGGTTGATGAATTTCGGCAGGTTCACAACGTCACCGCCGCTCAAACCGGCATCTGTATGCAGATAAAGCATCGTGTCGGGGTGTTCGTGATGCAACGCGGCAAATGCGGCAATTTGCTCATAGAACGCCTTGCGAGAAGGATTGCCCTTGTTCGCTGCGACCATTCCAACAATGAACTTATCCTGTGGCCATTCCAGATGATCGCGTGCTTCTTCACGGTCTAACGGCTTGAATATCTTGGTATCAACCGCGTGAGGCACGTACCACACATCCAGCCCTGCTTGCTCCGCCATGCGCTTGCCAAACTTGCTCATGACGATTCCTTTGGTTGCCTTCCTTGCCGATGCCAGCACGTTAGCCGGAATAGGCTCATGATCGATCGGGAACCAGGGGAACCAGGGCATCGGAATGTTTTCAGACTGAACGACCCAAATGTCTAACAGACTGATAACCGCGTCTGCCTGATCCCAAACAGCGTGTGCACCGATAACGTCCTGTCCGTAAGGGTGCTTGAAACTCGGATATACTTTGATGCCGTTGATATTCAGCACGCCGCTTTGTACACCGTAGAATGCTGTGATAGAGATACCGCCGTCAAGCAGTTTCGCAAGACGCGGCACGAATGTTTTTGTTTGATTCCCATAGCCGGTACAAGCGGCTGGGCTGTTACTGAACCAGTTGATTCTCATGTCTTTTTCAAGCCTCCAGCTTGCGCTCCGTTGGGGCAAGGAAGCGGTGGAGCGTGCCGTTTGTCGGGGTATACGCCCTATCCTTGCCCATCAAGTCAATTTTTAGGTTGCTTTACCCAGGAGCTGTACGCCGTGGGTTGGGCGATAAACGCCGTAGCCGTAGACCATCGAAGCGTTGAGCTCCCATGCGCCGACACCGGCGTATGAGGCATCCCATTGCGGGTTGATGGTGAACCCCTGACGAATGTCAAGGGCAAGGGCTTCCTTGCTGAACATTGCACCAATTGATGCAGTACCAGCTGCGATGTTCGCGTCAACGAAGATCCTCGCTCTGCATGAGAGTAGGCACGCCAGTTGACGCACTGGTCAGGTAGTACCATTGCATCGGGTGGATCACGACCGAGTAACGACCGTAGATTTTGTTCCCGCGCATAATAGCTTGTGCATTGAAGATGTTTGCCCAAGTCAAAGTGCCGCCAGCAGATCCGACAGTGCCACCGGTCAAGCCAGCCAATGTACCGGCAAGGTTGGTGTCGATGTGGGCGGCAGCAGTTTCGCCCAGATAACGACCTGCGTCACGTTGTGCGCCGGCAGGATCGCTCTTGATGCGGTTCATAGTCAGGCTGATCTGCTGACCATAGGTTGTAGGCGTGATTGTGCCCCCAGCGGTTGCGCTGAAGGTTGACGCGGTCATATCCACAGTGCCAGCGATGGCGCTAAAAGTGCCGCCGCTGTATTCGCCGAAGACGCGGGGTGCAAGCCCCTGATAGTCGCCGAAAGTTGTTACCAGTGGCGCAAGTACGTTGCCTTCCTGCGCGGTAAACAGCGCAAGTTCGTAAACGTTTGCGACCAAAGTTTTGATGTCATCATAAGTTGATGCAGTCGTCATAATGTATTACTCCTTACAAGGGGTTGTCTGGACCCCAGTTGATTCCGCCGCCCTTCCAGATGTCAACTTCACCGCCGGTGAGCCGCGTTAGCTTTTGTGCACGCGTTTCCTCTTTCGAGGCTTGCTCACCTGGATTCGTTGCGCCTGTATTCGGTGCGGCTTTTTGTTTGGGCAACACTTCGAGAATTGCCTTCGCGTCCTCTTCCATTTCTTCCAGCGTCTCGCCTTTCAGCCTGTCAGATAACGCGGCAGGCAAGCCTAACTTCGCTGCCACCTCAATTTGCATTGTGCGTACGGTCTTTGCTGTTAGTTCACTCTGCAACTTGTCGAGTTCTGCCTTCAAGCGTTCTGACTCTGTCATTTCCGCCTGCTTGCG